ACTTGCTCTGCAAAGAGTCGATAGTCTTAGCCAAATCATCCATGGCCTTTTGTTGTTCAAAGGTTGCGATGCGTTGCTCTAAGTCTCGAAGTTGCTTTTCAGCTGGGTCCAGATACTCTTCCTCGACTTGCTGGTCTTGGATTGGAGTCTTTACGCCATAATGCTGTTGTAGCGCCTGCAAGGTGCCTGCTGGGTCCTTTTGCAGAGATTCTGCTAAGGTTGCAGCAAACTGTACTTGCTTTCTTTGCTCGCTAAGTTCCTGTGTCTTGCGGGTATAATCCGCCTGACGCTGGTACCCAGCTAAAGCCTCCTTAACTGGAACTATCACTTCTTCACCGTCTACTTGGAGTTTGATGACCTTGTCAGCAATCTCTGTATAGTCAAAAAGTTCTGGTTCTTGTACTGGAGTTTCTGCTATGACCTCTGTCACTTCATTAACTTGTCCATCTGCTGTGGGGTCAACTACGTTTTCAGGGTTAGCAATATTATTATTTTCTGTCATTGTTGGAGTCCTATCCTTCGTATTGGTTATTCCTATTTTGGGTATTATCTCCCTATTAGATAGGGAAAATCATTACATATTACTATTGTTGTCCTAGTAATGCTTGAATTATTTCAGGTGGCAAGCTTTGAATTGCCCCCGGCAATGCTCCTTGGCCTGGTTGAGAACCGGGTCCTTGTAAAGGAGCAGCTGCTTCAGTAATTAAACCAGGCTGTATTTCTGGTGGTAAACCAGCAGGTACGGGACCTGCACCAAGCCCAGGTGGCATGGCCTCTGGCATTGGTTGCTCTGGAGGTGGAGCTTGCTGTAAGAAAGAACCTGGGTCTTTAACACCAAAGCCTTGTTGAAGCACGTATTCTGCTAGTTTACTTAAATTAACTAATCCAGCTTGGGCAAATGGCTGCATTGCTGAAACTATTTGTAAAGCCATATCTCTACGGAAAGCTTCATTTCTTGGGGCGGTAGAACCAGCCTCAACTGTAAAATCAAACTCACCACTAATATAATCTTTATCAAATGTTAAAAATACTGGTGCAGCATCGGTGCCAACTATTCTTACAGTCTGCTCACCAGTCATAAACTGTTGGGCAAGCATTATTAAATTAGAAGCACATGCGGCTATTCCATTTTCAATTGCAACCAGCTTCTCTGCTACTCTGGCGTTGCCAGCTTCTGCAATGATTGCAGCTTCACGAGCAGTGCGGGTTGTTTCTGGAATTGCGCCACGCTGGTATTCAGATACACCAGATACACGGTCAATGTCATTTTGAATTAAACTTGACTGATTGTAAAATTCTGGTGGGTTAATCAATGCCGGCATTGGTGTAACCACGTTATTTAAGTTTTCGCCAGACTTAACTGGAACTATAACGTTGTCTTCATCTGATGCCAAAGCCTGACGGCCATCGTCATCGAATGCCGACTCTTGGAACAACCACTTACGGCTGTAACGCTTTCTGTGTAACATCATCTGCGTACGAGTTTCATTTAATTCGTATTGCAGTGGCTCTATTGCTTCTAGTTCACCCATTGGATAAAAGAATCCAGGAATGTCATAGTTGCGCAACATGAAGAATGGATGACCAAATGCATATGGCATCTTGATTGGTTTGATTAAGAACTTGTCTCCACCTGAATCAGAGAACACGCTCATCTCACCAGTATCTATATTATAATATTCGTAAATGTCGCAATATGCATTGTCTGGATTAGAACTAAATGCTTCTTGTGAAGACATGTAACCTAAATCTTGATTACCATATTTTTGGTAGCCAGATGGACTAAGGTCTTTTCTTGCAGCGGCATCATAACGCTTGTCCGCTTTTGCATCCTTCAACGGACGACGTGTACGCTGTGCAATCCAACGTGCATCTTCCATGCATGTCGCATCTGGGTCGATGAACATTTCAAATGGGTCAACGCGTTCTAGGAATGGTCTGTCTTCTCTGATGATTGTTTCGGCTTCAACGTCGTCAGCAGGTTCTCCAGTTGCAAGGTCATCAGATGTATATTCGATATCATTAACTTTGGATTCTTCAATAAAGCGATACCCAGTTTTAACCCAGCCATGCCCAAGTATAAGGTAGTCTTTAACGGCGCGTTGAAACTCTTTCTGACATCCATAATGCTGCCACCAATAATTTATAATAGATTCAGTTACAATTGATTTAGCTGCGTCATCTGGTTTGCGTGGATTGACATTAATCTTTGGACGACCAATAGAAACTGCTGGTGCCAAAGTGTTGATTGTTGAAAAAGAAATATTGACGAGCAATCTGTCACCAGTTGCCTGCCCACGATATTGACGTCCACGATACAGGTTAATTAACCTCTGCCACATTTGGTCATAGTTTTCGTTTTGACGCCAACGCTTTGAGTAATCTAGGTAACCTCTATATGTTTTTAATTTATCTACATTTGACTGACGTGCCATTTAACAATCCCACTTTCTCAAAGCCAACGCCTTGCGTGTTGGCCTACCTTTAGAATCCTTCATTGGGCCTGGCATTCCGCCCATTCTAGCGCAAAATGACTTTCTTCTTGCTGCGGCTTTTGGTGATTTTTTTGCCTGCTTGGCAGACACTGGTGGCTTAAGATTCATGCCTTGTGCTTTAGCTGATGCACGGCCTTTGGCATTCAATCCGCCTTTGGGATTCTTTCCTTCTTTGCGTTGCCATGCTGGTGTCTTTGGCATTACTTCTTTTTCCTTTTGCGAGTAACGACAATCTTGCCGTTTTTTTCTTGCACTTTCATGCCGGCACTTTCGGTCTGTCTTTTTAGCTGACGGTACTTCTGTGCATCTGTTAGCTTTTTATCGGACATTATTTCTTTTTCTGCTTGCCTTTGAATTTGTTTCCACGTAGTGCTGCAAAATCAGCACCAGTTATCTTGTCGCGTGGTTCTGCAACTCTTGCAAGGCGCTTTTGTTTTGGTGAGTACTTATCGAATGGCATTATCTGTACCTCTTTGTTTTTTGTGCAATCTTCTTTGGTTGTTTAACGAATTGTTTGCCAGCTTTGTTACCTTTTGCTTTTGCTCTGTTTGTTGCAGCTTTTTCAGCTGGAGAAAGAGCAGCCCATGCAGCTTCTGGCAAATAACGCTTTTTGCCCTTTGACGGTTTACCACTTGAAGTGCGCCACTTTTGCGAGGTCCACTTCTTTAAAGACTCTTGTGACTTTTTAAGTGCCATTAGTCTCTGTATCCTCCGCCACGCTTTTTGTATTCAGAAGCAAGTAGTTGTGCTTTACGTGCTGACCACTCGCCAGGGTCTCCGCCTTTTGAACCAGCCTTAATTTTTTCAAAAAGCTGTTTACGCATACCTGGCTTTGTATAGTTGCCAGCTTCGTTTACTCTTGATTTTGATTTTGGCTTACTTCTTTTTTTTGCGGCCACTTTGCTTCTTCTTTCTAGGAACGTAGTTCTTAGTTGTAGTTGAAGGTAGAGTTGGGTAGCGAGGATTACCTGCCACCGCGACCTCTATAGCCACGCTGCTCCATAGCCTCGTAGCGCTCCATCTTCTTCATGCTTGGAGCCTTGGACATTTTCTTTCCAGACTTCTTTGCATATGATTTGGCGGCCTTCTTACCAGCTGCTGTGTATGGGAATTTCTTTTTTCCTACTTTTGGCATTATTTACCTTTCTTTGACGTTCTTTTTTTACCGGCTGCAGCCATCTTTTGAAATTTAGCTTTGCCGTACTTCTTGCGACCGATTGATGCAGCTACTGCAGCAGGGTCAGATACTTTACCCTTGAGGGATTTTTCTAACTTGGCAAAGCGTCCGCCGCCACCAAGCTTCATTGACTTCTTTGCCATGTTATTTCTTCTTTCCTTTTTTCTTTGTACCGTATTCCTTCATACGTTCTTTTGCACTTTCTGTTTTTTCGTGCATCTTTTCAGCTTTTTTGTAAGCTTTACCAACAGGACTTTCAGTAATTGCAACCATTATACCAAATCTAGGTTTGCCTTTATTTTTCATTTCTTCTTTCCTTTTTTGGTTTTAACTTCTACTGTTTTAATTTTTTTATGTTTCTTTACGGATTTTAATTTAGGAAAATTATATTTCTTTATTTTCATTTTTCCTTCTTCTTGTTTTAGTTAAATGCCAAGTTATATGATTGTCAAGTTTATCATCTACCTTGTCAACCTTATCGGCTACTCTATGAAGCAACGCTCTTGCCTCTGCATGCTGGCTGGTATTTTCGCTTCTAAGTTTTTGAACTACAACGACAAGTGGTCCACCAATAATGGCTACAACTATTGGGACCAACCACTCCATACTAGATTAACTCAGCTCTAGCAGGCACTTTTTCAACACCAGGCATTGATTCATACATTCTTTGCGTCTCTCTAATGGTTGAGTTATTCCATGCCTTTTGACCATATTCAACGCTTTTAAAACCAAATTTAATGCCTTTGACATGACATTTGAAACAAATGCCACGCTTTTCATCGTTTTGTGTCTTTAAATTGTCTGAACAGTCATTGCATTGCATAATAGTCTCCTAATAAGAAGGGAAAAGTATTACATCCTCTTATCATTATAGCCGTTAAACTCACCTATTAAATAACGGTCAAGTTGTTTAGGCTTCTTTTTGATTGTTGCGGCAAAGAAGTTTAGAGTTCCAAATGGGGCGTCTGTCTTAGCTTTATACTCAGGCAGCCATACATATTTTAACATTTGGTTGGCAATAGCCAGGCTCATGACTCGGTCGTCATGTGGACTTCCGTGAGTTTGGCCGTTATCGTCTCTAACAAAGGTCTTAAGTTCAGCAATAGTGTATTCGCATCTTAAGTTTAAAATATTGTCTCTAAGATTGGCGTTAAGTTCGTCTATTGCCAATGGTTTAGTCAGTGTTGTTGTGCGCCAACCCAATGCTTCTGTTGGTTCTGCGTGACGTTGATTAAGTCTACGTTGACGGTATATATTAACATAACCAGCTTTATTTAAAGCAGTTAGCGTAGTAAGACCGTGGTTATTGGACTCTACGCCAACCAATGCTTCATTGTAAAAGAATCCCAGGGCATATAATATTTCTTCGCCAAATTTGTCTGGGTCAACATGTCCATGCCAGTGGGCAACTACTACGCCAGACTTAGCGTCAATAACATGGGCCGATGAGTAGTCACCTCTGGCTAGACCTTCGGCTACGTCGGCACCAACAACGTATCTGGCTCCTGCCTGTGGCACTTGCCATATTGACAGGGGTCCGCCATCTGGGTCAAACATGTATGAATTTCTCATGTCTGATAGTTTTTTATTGCGACCTTTTCTGGGCGAAAATATCTCTAGTTTGTTCAAAGAATCAATGTCAAAAACCGGGCGACCAGAACGAATGAATGCTTCTTCTGGGTTTGACGGATACTCTTGGTGTAGCTGCCATGGTGGTAGTTCTGCTGCTTGTGCATCATACCAAGCTTGGTCGCGCTCTGATGCCGACCATGGAAAGAAGATGCCCTTGAATCTGTTGGTGCCATTCTGTGACCCTTGCCACAGATTAAAGAATATGTTGCCTTCGCCTTTTGCAGTCGACAAACAAATGACTCGACCGCCTACGTCAGCAATTGGCTCTATTGACGCCCAGGCTTCTTCTGGATTGGGCAAGAAGGCCATCTCGTCAATGATAGCCAAATATACCGATTCACCTCTGGCTGGCTCGTTTGCTGATGGCAGTGACTCAATTACAGAATCATTGTTGAACGTCATCTTAAGAACGTTGTTTTGTATTAACTCTGGTCCTGATAACCTTAACCAGTCTGGCAAGAACTTATAAATATATTTAGCTTTTTGTAGAAGCTTGGTTGCTTCTCTCTCCGTCTTTGACAACATAACGATGAAACGGTCTGGCCAAAAGAAAGCAAGCCAAAAAGAGTACGCCGCTGCGAGAGTTGAGAATCCTATCTGACGTGCTTTTAACACGATTGAATAACGATTTTCTATCCATGCTTTGACTGCTTGTTTTTGTGCATCACGAAGTATTAGTTTTATCTTGCCTTTGTTAGGATGTTTGATATAAACATAATTTTCACAAAAGAATGTAAATGCCTCTACCAACTCGTCAACTGTGGCGTTTTCTTTGCCACGGCATTTTCTATAATGGTACTCATTTACCAGTTCTTCTAATTGCATTTAAATATTTCTCCAGAACTCTAGTCCCGAGTAACGTTTTATTGTTTCTGGCAAGAACACGTCTTCTGGTCTTTTAGACACTTTTTGCAAGTCTGGTCTAATCGTATGTAAGTTTTTAATTCCTGTAAGACTTTTTTCGGAAATACCTGAGATATCTTTAATGTTTCTAAATTCATGATTGTATTTTTTAATTTCCAAAAAATCATATATTTTATCAATCTCTTTCTTTGGTTCGTTTACAAAATCATCGTAATCAACAAAGTGAAATAAATGTCTGTATTCTGGAATTGTTGCATGTCTTAAATAGTTTAAACTTAACTGTACGTCTTTGTCGTGACGCATAAGATAATCTGCTCTTCTATCAGCTAATGGTATATTATCAAATGTTTCAGTCAAGACTTGTTTATCTATTACGTTATCTTTAGAATCTTCTGATGCATTTATTATTGTGTCAAAAGAAACTAAAACATCTAGCACATTTCTTACCGGGCAAATAAACTTAACATTTTTGGTTATGTACTTGGTTATTATTTCTACACCTAGTGGACTTGGCCAATTTAAGTTTTTATCAATAATATATTTAGCTGATTTATCTTGGTAGAATGCATGTGGAATAGTTGCAATAACATTATCTATTTCAGCACTTGTGTTGTAATCTTTGTTTTCTAATTCATTGTGGCTTTGCGTTTGCGTGACCATCATTCTAAACAATGGACTTGCCGGCGATACCCAAATGTCTAAATTCTGATTTAATATTTGACTTAATATCGTTGCGCCAGAACGCTGCATGCCAGCTAAAAAAAAGAATTCCTTCATATTGTTCCTTCGTAATTTAATTATTTAGTTTTCAAACATCTTATACCAGTAGGTACCATCATACACTATTGCCGCAGATGAACCTTGTGTATTCTTAGTGATGTTTGCTTGCAATGTTCCGTTTGTACTATAAACATTGCTTGATGCAGATGCTACGTGTTGACCCTGCCAAGTTACAAAGTGAACAATGCGGCCAATGTACTCTGAACCTGATGGCAAAGTACAGATACAATCTGAACCTGACTTATTGTTAACTATAAAGTTTTCACTATCAGCCAATGTAAAGTCTGCTGTTTTTGTTACTGGTGCAGTTGTTGCACAGTATTCAGAAACTTTAGAATAACCAGTTATTGATGCGCGGTTTGTATCAACATCAAATCCAACACCAGGTACTCTGAAGTTTGTTATGCTTGTGTTACCAAGTGTTATCTCATTGGATACAGTGGCAGATGTTGCTGCGGCGTTGTAACCGATGATGGTGTTGTTGGAACCAGTCGTTAAGTCGTTAGTGCCAGAACTTCCTGCTTCAGTTCCAATAATAGTGTTAGTGCCGCCGGTTGTTATCTTGTCGCCAGCTTGGTAACCAATTGCGGTATTGTTATTGCCAGTTGTACTAGCGTATAATGCCTGGTAACCAATTGCGGTATTGTTACCGCCAGTTGTATTGGTGTACAATGCCTGGTAACCGATTCCGACGTTTAAAGAACCTGTTGTGGTGCTGTAAGCTGATTGATAACCAGCAAAAAAGTTACTATTTCCAGTAGTCACGTTGCGAAAAGAATCACTTCCAATTGCAACGTTAAAATCGCCAGTGCCGCTAGGGGTTACAAGGGTATTTCCCATTGCACCATATCCGATGGCAACAGAACTACTACCGGTAGTGATAACATAACCCGCATTTACACCTATGCCGCTGTTATTATTTCCAGTGGTGACATTGTACAACGCTTGTTGGCCGACAGCCATGTTGCTGTTGCCAGTGGTTAGAAGTCTTAATGCACTTACGCCAACTGCAGTGTTGAAACTGCCCGAAGTCGCTGTTCTTAATGCACTTACACCAACTGCAGTGTTGAAACTGCCAGTAGTGGCCGAAAGCAATGCAGAAAGACCCAATGCGGTGTTTTGTGTGCCCGTGGTGAGAGCTGTTAAAGCATTCATTCCAAATGCGGTGTTATTTGAAGATGTGGCGACCGCCAGAGCATTTGCTCCAACTGCAGTGTTTTGTGTTGCGGTTGTTATTGCGGCAAGTGCGCTTCTTCCAACTGCAGTGTTTGTTCCGCCGGTTGTGATTAATTGTCCTGCATTGGCGCCAATCGCAACGTTGTTGGAAGCTGATGTTATTGCATTGAGTGAATTGAAACCAACAGCTACGTTATTAGAACCGCTAGGTCCTGTTTCGTTCATTGCGGCTCTACCAAAAGCGGTGTTGGCATTGGTGCCTATCGTGCCGGTCGGACCTGTCTCAGTGAAACCTTTGATTGATGCGCCTGGGCCTGTGGGGCCTGTGGCTCCGGTTGGGCCGGTAGGACCAGTGGCTCCTGTGGCACCTGTTGCACCTGTTGGTCCAGTGGGACCAGTTACTGTAGACGCAGCGCCAGTCGGACCTGTCGGGCCCGTTTCGCCTGCTGGACCTGTCGGGCCGGTAACAGTGGAAGCTGCGCCTGTCGGTCCGGTTGGGCCTGTGTTTCCTTGCGAACCGGTCGGGCCAGTCGGACCCGTATTTCCCTGTGGGCCTGTCGGGCCAGTCGGACCCGTTGCACCTTGTGGACCTGTCGGGCCAGTCGGACCTTGGTTACCAACCAATGCAAATTGTAAGTAAACCAGTTCGTTGTTATCTAAATCGCCTGTGCCACCAGCAATGGTGTTGATTCCAAATCTATACCAACCAGCTTCATCAGTTGCGCTAGTAATTTCTAGTGTTCTTGATTCTCCAGCATCTTGTGATTCAATGTACAAATATGCTTTTGGTGTTGATGTTGCTGCGGCAATGATATCAAAAAATGGATACAATACTTGTGCAATTGCATCTTCGTCATCGATGTACAATTCTGTTGCAGATGGTTGAGTTAAGTTGTTGAGTCTGAAATAACCAAGACCTGGGTCTGAAGCAGTTGTTGTTGTTGAGAAATAATATTTGTATCCACCAAGACCATTAGCACCTGTGGGGCCAGTCACACCTTGTGCGCCTGTAGGACCAGTCGGCCCAGTATAACCCGTAGGTCCTGTCACAGTTGATGCAGCACCTGTTGGGCCAGTGTAACCAGTGGGGCCAGTGTAGCCCGTCGGACCAGTCGGTCCCGTAACGGTTGAGGCTGCACCTGTAGGACCTGTGTAACCTGTTGGACCCGTAGCACCCGTAGGTCCAGTAACGGTAGAAGCTGCACCAGTGGGTCCAGTAGCTCCAGTAGGACCTGTAGGTCCAGTCACCGTAGAAGCAGCACCTGTTGCACCAGTAGCACCCGTAGGACCTGTGGGTCCCGTCACTGTTGTAGCTGTTAAGTTCCATGCACCAATGCTAGATGAATATGTCCAGCTTGCATCTCCTGATGTAAATACCTGACCGTTTACTGGTGAGGATGGAAAGTTAATTGCCATTTAGGTGCTCCTTAACCCGTTGCCATTATGACCCAGTTGGTTCCATCTGAAACTAACGTGGCCCACTTGCCTGCAGTGTTTGTCAATATCGCTGTGCCCGCTGTATTGGTATTAATTGGTTTTACGTTTGACGATGCTGAATCAACTGCTTGTGCTTGAATTGTTTTTACATTTATTATGCGGCCAGTCCAAGATGATGCTGTTGGCAAAGTCAATACGCATGTTGAACCAGACTTGTTGTTGATAATCCAGTAGTTAGAATCAGCAACAGTGTGGTCTGCTGTAATGATTACTGGTGCCGAACCAGCGTAATGACCAGTTGTTTTGAAGCGGTTAGCGGTTGCATCTAAACCAATACCAGGAATTCTAAAATTTGAAACTCCAAGAGTGCTGCCAATCGTTGCTTCATTTGATACTGTTGCAGAAGATGCAGTGGCTGCTTGACCAATAACAATATTGTTACCGCCAGTAGTTACGTTACCACCTGCGTTGTATCCAATAAAAGTGTTGTCAGTACCCGTTGTTATAGCTTGTCCAGCACCACCACCAATTGCTACATTATCTATACCAGTTGTATTAGAATCAAGTGCATTTGCACCAATGGCAATGTTATTAGAACCAGTTGTGTTTGAGGTTAACGCTTGGCTACCAATTGCAATATTATCATCACCTGTTCTGTTTCCAAGTAATGTTTCGGGACCAAGTGCAATGTTTCTGTTACCGTTTGATTCATTAAGATACAATGAATAATAACCAATTGCAATATTGTTACTGCCGCCAGTCGCTTGTTCCATGGCAAAACCTATAGCAATGTTGCTTATACCGCCGTTTAATAAATATGCTGCGGAATAACCAATTGCAATATTATCAACTCCGGTAACATTAGAGTATAATGCGGTACTACCAATAGCAACGTTACCAAGTCCAGTAGTATTAGACAATAATGCTTGCCAACCAACTGCAACGTTGTTATCGGCAGTGGTATTTGCTTTAAGTGCTTGATAGCCAACTGCAACGTTATAATCACCACTGGATAAAGATGATAATGAATCAAATCCTACTGCAACGTTATTGTTACCACCACTTTGCGACTCTGCCATTGCGTTTGCGCCATATGCAGTGTTTGCTGTGGGACCTGTTTGAGTAAATCCTTTGAATGTTGTGCCAGTAGGACCTGTGGCGCCAGTCGGTCCAGTAGGACCTTGTACTCCTGTAGGACCTGTGGGGCCTGTTACGGTGCTAGCTGCACCTGTTGGACCCGTATTGCCTGTGGGGCCCGTTGGACCCGTGACAGTTGATGCTGCACCAGTAGGACCAGTAGGGCCGGTGTAACCTGTTGGGCCGGTAGGACCAGACAAACCAGTTGGTCCTAAGTTGGCTTCACCAAACTCAACCCATTGTGCACCAGAACCATCGTTGTAGTAAATATAATTTCTACCGTTAGAAGAGTTGTACCACACGTCACCAGCAGTTGGGCCTGTTGGGGCGGTATCAGAGATTGTAGCTCTTCCTGAGGCTCCTGTAGGGCCTGTAGGGCCCGTATAACCAGTCGGTCCAATTGAGCCAGTGGGTCCTGTATTTTGCGTCAAGTACGGCAGTGAGTTCCAGTTGGTTGTACCGTCACCAACTTTCATCTTACCAGTGTCATATTCAAAACCAAGTTCGCCGGCAAGAAGAATTGGGTTAGCAGATGTCCAGTTTGCTGCTGTGTCTCTACGGACTTGTACAATTACGGCCATTTAAAATCCTCTCCCGGGTTCATAAAAATCTCTTCTTGTTTCAAAGTATACATCTGCTGTACCAAAAGGAGTAGCTACAGGAGTCAAAGAACCAGCAGCTCCGGTGTTAGCATCAAACGCAGCAGCAGCAGTTGTTGAAGCACCCATTGCTGTAGTGTCTGCTTTTAGCAAATAGTGAAATTGAAATGTTGCGGCGTCCCCACCAGAAACAGTAGTCTCATCTTGGTGATTCATCAACAAGGCATCCTGCTGGCGCTTGAGCTCCTTTTTTAAAGTATTGAACGCACGCACCATATTAGAGTTCGACCTGCTCTGAATTGAGCTAGACTCGTAGTAACCCCACACGGCACGCATGATTATTCTTCCTCTTCTATTTTGGAGATAGTAATGTTTGGTTGCTTCTTTTGCGAAATCTCTAATATCATTGCTTGCAGCTCATCATCTGACAGTTCTTTGACCGAAGAAGTGTTGTTAATATTAACGGTCTGAATTTGCTGCATGAAGCCAGTAGCCTTTAGATACAACTCGGCAGACTTCACATCACCAGACACACCTTTGGTGTATAAGGCATCCAATAGAGCTTGTGTGCGCTCAGGTGATTGGGCCATGCCTTTGACGCCCAGTTCCCAGCGTTCTTTAAATACTTTATTCTTCTCCCAAACGCCCAAAGTATTATAATGCACATCATGCAACTCTGCCCAGTCTTTCTTGGTTTTAGGCATTCTAGTATCTTCTGGTGTCAAAAGCCATACCAGGTAAGCTTCCTGGGTTTCGCTTAAAAACAAACGTGGAGTTTTGGACACAAAAAATCTACTTTCTTTTTTCTTTCTCTATATAATAGGTAAATCCATTACATGCCTTGTATCATATGGCAATTGTTACAGGATTGTTACAATTGTTACAGTTGTGTAACTTTTTGGAAAAAAACTAAGTTTCTTGACAAAGCACCATTACTACATGATATACTACGATTGCTTGAACGATTGATAAACAATGATGAGATTGATAATTATAACATCTCAACATTGCTAGCAACCAATCATCCAAGCAATCATCTAAACAATCGAAGGAGATTAAAATGAAGTACACAGGTACAATAGTAAAAGAACCAATCGTTCAGGAAAAGAAGGTCACTACAGCAATTAAATTAAACAATGCTGAGAAGCCAGTCCAAGTTATTTTATTTCCTGGTTACCGTGATGCTGAGACCATTGCCAATGTTAAAGGTTTTAATGTTGGGACTCAAGCAATCATTTACGGTAAAGAAGAACGCAATCCTAAAACTAAAGAAATGCAGATTATTATTAACAAGGCATATGTTGCCAAGCAATCATTTGAGCCCACACCTTGTCCAAATGAGTTCTGATGTGCTATAATAGAAGCGTCTTAAGATAGGCCTTAAGACTAGCTAGTCGGTTTCGTAAGAAAGAAATAGGACCCCCTGCCGGTTAGTGAAGGATAGATTAATAGTAACGGCAAAGGCTCAGGTGGATTTCCTCCCCACCTGGGCTTTTGTTGTACCCGGCCGCAAAAAGAAAGGATATTATGCATCCTGATGATATAGAGAACGACCCCAATCTGTGGGATAACGAACACCCAGAGTGGTTCATGTACGACTCAGAGTTGTTAAATGCCTGGTTTTGGGATGAACTAGTCAAGGAAATAGAAGAAGACGAATAGTATTAAAATAACGGTACTTATTAAAATAAGGGTACGGGGGGTAAAGGTTTTTAGATAGTCTGGTTGTCCCTAACTAAAGTTAAGGTCGCAAGCTCCCTGTATGGGTTGGTACTTTTGTAATTGATAGTGGGTAGGGGGGTGGGTATGGGGGTGCACCAAAGGGATATATATATGCTTGCATGGCTACGTACAGAGGATGCAATGGATATGATGAGGGTGTGTCTAGGCTGTGACACAGGCCACGGTAGAATCTATAGGCACAGCTTGCAATGAGGATAGTTTTGGGTTATACTAGATGATGTACTTGGGTGGAGGACTTCGGGGGCGGAGTCTGAAGCCCGGTACAAACTCCTGTTATATAATATTACAATTCAATAGACATGGATAAACCTAGGGTGCAGTTCTATTCCTTCTGCATTCCTGGGTTTATTCTTTTATATCCTTAGCGTATGGTTGTTAGGTAAGCCTAACATTATTAATTTAAAGACAGACCTTGCCAGTGTATAGAATCATACCAAGATAAGATGAGGATAACAACGTGATATCTGTCATATATTTGTTAGGTCAGCTTAACAACTAGCTAAAGCCATTAACATCATAGCAATAACTGTACAACACTCTAACACTTTCAGTGTTACCAAGCAAGCTACGCTTGCGAAGTTACAAAACCTTTATGTTTATTGGGGATTATTAGTGTTAGGTTAGCCTAACAACTTGACACTGTCTACTTTAATTTAATACCCTATGTACAGAGAATGGCTTACCTATCCATCAGTCCAGAACTAGCAATGTTTAATATGAGGTCAATTGGCGTATTTGCAGTTATTCTCTCCCAAGCATTGTTATTATCTCTTTGGTATTTATTCTTGATTGTTTTTTGCGGCCAATCCATTGATTTCATAAAATATGTGACCAGAAGTTGTTAGTTTGCCGGATTTGTGTTACTATGGATATGAGCCAGCAAAAGCTGGATTAAATTAAACTTATCGGAGGATAAAATGGACACTACTACCATGCAGTTTATTGATTATGATTACTGGCACTATTTAAAGCATTTGTTGATTTCGCGCGAATCAGAGCATCCTTTGCCTGATAACGAAATAGCTTTGCTGCGTGGTGTGATAACATTGGATGAAGCGTTTTTTCTAGGAGTATTATCATGAAAAAGAAAACCATTAAGTTCAGCAAAAAGAACCTTACTATTTGTCCTGATTGCGGGAAGCCTAAAATAAAGGACGAACGCATCGTTACGCCAGACCGTATGGGTTTGGTGGATGAAAACCTAGAGCCTCACAAGGCAGATTGGATTCCGTTAAAATGATAGTAGCATTTTGGAATGACACAGTTACGTTTGGCAATGTAATTAGCTTGGCCATTGGTTACAGTATTGGTAAAGCAGTTAGCTCTTACGTTATATGGAAGAGATTAAAATAATGATTGATATATTTATTAAATGAATTATTTAAATATTAATGTTCCATATTTCTTTGCGGGACTTGATTCAGGTTTCTTGTATGACGGCGACCCGTCACCAACCAACGAGATAGTGCCTGTTGAGGTGTTTCAATACACCTCGATACCACAACGCTGTGGTTTGTTCAGTGTCATGACCGAATGGGGCAGCCAACACGCACGTGTGCCTGTGCATTACTTGCGTTCATTGGAAGTAGAACAAGAGAACTATACTGCCTATCCGTTGGATTGGTTGCAGCTGTGGGATTCTATTTCATATTATGCATCGGTCAACATCATTGACTACTGCAAGAACAGAGCAGCCATGGTTTGGTTGAAAGACCACAACCAACACAAGGTCAAGTACATGTTTACGATTGACTGGGCTCTTGGCCCACAATACACATCGGGCTATGGCGAGTATGCTGCAGGCCACAAGTGTGGTCATGTGTTCGTTGGTGAGGGTGGACAATACTTTATTCAACCAAACAACCGTGTGCTGTGGATGGATGGTGGCTCTTGGATTACCAAACCAATCGGCAAACCAGACTGGAAGATATTCAGCCAAGAGTTTTCATGCGAGCACACTGGTTCACGTTGGGTTAGTGAATCAGATGATGAGTTATATTTTTATACATTCAAGGAGAGACAATGACATTACCAGTATATGTATGCTCGATAGCCAAGAACGAGGCCAAGCATGTGCGTAGATGGGCTGAGTCAGCTAAGGATGCCGATGGTATCTTTCTGCTTGACACTGGTTCTACTGATGACACTGTTGCTATTGCTAAAGAGTGTGGTGTTACCGTCTTTGAGAAGACTTATGATAAGTGGTCTTTTGCGGTGGCTCGCAATGACCTGCGTGAGATGTTGCCTGACCATGATGCGTGGTTGGTCAATCTAGATTTAGATGAAGTGATGATTGATGGTTGGCGCAACCATTGGAAAAACATACCCGATGAAGCCAATCGTATACGCTATCGCTACATCTGGAACTGGAAGCCAGATGGTACACCTGGCGTAGAATACCACGGTGACAAGTTGGTTCGTAGACACAGCCATCATTGGGTAAATAAAGTACATGAGGTCAACACGCCAAACAAAGGCGTAGTTGAAAGACAGCATTTCTTGCCAGGCTTTGAGATACACCACCATGCCGACAATACCAAGAGCCGTAGTAACTATCTGCCATTGTTGCTTGAAGATGTTGCTGAGAATCCTAATAATGACCGCAATACATACTACTGTGCTCGTGAGTTGTTTTTTTACGGGCGATTTGAAGAAGCAGTAACGATGTTCAAACGCCATTTGGTAATGCCTGAATCTATTTGGCCACCAGAACGCGCATGGTCAATGCGTTATCTGGCTAAGATGCTACCTGAAGAAGCTGAACACTGGCACATGCGTGCTTGTGCTGAATATCCTACTGGTGCAGAAGTATGGACTGACTTAGCTAAACATTATTACAGCAAAGAAGATTGGTTTAATATGTACTATGCGGCCAAGCGTGCACTTGGTTGCCAGTTATACAAAGGTTTGTACCTAACTGAACCTGATGCTTATGGTTGGTGGCCAAATGATTTGGCTGCTTTGTCCGCTCATCGATTGGGTATGTTTAAAGAAGCTTTGCATTATGGTCAGATTGCAGTTAATTTAAATCCAGATGACCAAAGATTAAAAGATAATTTAATTTGGTACAAGAAAGCTCTAGCAGGCGTTACAGTCGTCATACCTACCAAGAGCAACATCAACGGTCTAACTACGCTCATAAGCGTTCTAATGCGCTCTGAAGGGGTGTCCAAGGTGGTTGTAGTGGGTGATGGTGTAGAAACTGAGCCAATACTAGAATGTCTACCCTCATCTATTACTAAAACATATGTGCCAAAAGGGTCTGGCATATCAAAGATGTGGAACGTGGGGATGGCTTTGGCCAACGAAGGAAACCACGTTCTCTTTTTAAATGATGATGTGACAATAAACACATCAGCTGTTATGGGAATGATTGATGCACTGGCTGAAGACTCACGCATTGGCTTGGTATGCCCTAAGTATGCTGGTGACAGCGATGTAGATATTATTACTCACACCACATGCCGTGGTAAATATGATGGCACTGGTGGCATGGCTGGCTTTGCCATGATGTTAGCTGGTGACCTGGTGCCACAGTTCCGCTTTGATGAGCGTATGAAGTGGTGGTGGAGTGACGATGACCTAGTCAATTGGGTTAACAAGAAAGCTAATCGCTTATGTGTTATATCAGCCAAGGCTAGATGTCAGCATGCTCACAGTGTCACAATAACCAATAACCCACCTGATAATTTTAATAATATTATTAATAATGATAAAGAAATATATTTAAAGAAGTGGGGACAAGATGCATACTGAAGCTTATAATTATGTTTTTGCGGGATTTCACACGTGGCGTAAAGACAAAGAAAATCTACATGTATTAGAGATTGGTTCACTTGATATCAATGGCAGCGTCCGTCCTATCTTTAAACCATTTGCTGAGAAGTACATTGGCATTGACATTCAAGAAGGACCAGGTGTAGATATTGTTGCAACTGGTGATTCTTATTGGTCACCTAATACTTTTGATGTTGTTGTTTGCGCCGAAGTATTTGAACACACAAACAAGTGGAAAGATATTATTAAACAATCATGGATTAATTTAAAACAAGATGGATTGTTTATTGCTACCATGGCAGGTGAAGGCCGACCATTTCACTCGGGTATTGATGGTGGACAATTAAAAGAATGGGAACATTATGCTAATATTGGTGCATGGGAGTTAAACCAAGCCTTGTTTATGTTTCAGTTAAAAGAAGTAAACTACCTCAATGCAGACCTGCGTTGCTGGGCAATTAAGTAATAAAAAGCCTATATAGTAAAGGAACTATTGTGATGTATTATAATAAACTTGAAGAAGTTGACCAGGAAATAGAAGCCATTTACATTTGGCAGCAAGACCAATTAGAAAAGTTGTATGCCAAAACAGAAAAGAAATTAAATAAAGCGTTTGCCAAATTAGGTGAACATATACCTGAGGAGGTAAAAAAGAATGTCCGCAGATAATAACAGAGCAATTATGGTGCAAGTAGCCGGCAAGATTGCTGGTGAAATGGTTGCCTCAATGCAACTACGCAACACTGAAGAAGTTATGAATTCTTTCAATGAAGTCTTTAGCCGTGTGCTTATCGCCATGGACACGACAGTTTCTTCCAACAATACAAGAACCACCAAAGGTGGACGCAGCATACCAGTTATCAGCCAAGACGAAATTAAATTGAGATTGAATCAAACACTTCAAGCTGGAACAGCTGTAACGAGCAATCTTGTCCAGTTCTAGTGAAGTTTTTAAAGAAGTTATGGAACATAACGGCCAACATGATATTTACGTTGGCTGGTTCTGTAATTGTTTATTCCACCTTGAAAGGTGAACTAAAACGTATTGCCCTGATTACTACATTGATTGCAGTAGCAGTACATTACAGTTATTCTTTTTGGAAGTACGATGACTAAAAAGAATACACTTGTAATCAGAATGAAACCAAAGGCAAAGCGGTAGGCCCAGAGCCGGCAAGTACGGTATGTACACCGACAAAGCCACTAGAGAGTACGAGCAGGCAATCAAAGATGCTTATGTTGCTAGCGGCGGACCATTGTACGAAGGTCCAGTAGATTTAAGCATTACTTTTACTAAAGACAATATTACTATTACAATCAGCGAAATAAAAGCTGAATCGTCTTTACGTGGTGATGTTGACAATTATATTAAATCAATAATGGATGGTCTCAACGGAGTAGCGTACAAGGATGATGGACAAGTACTTAATATTCGAGCACACAAGAGGTAAATATGCCAAGCAATCAAAAAAAGGGTTACGCCCCAAGCCACGATATAGAATACAAAGCTGGAAGACGAATCAACTGGAAGAACGACTTGGCAATCGGTCATCAAGGTGAAAGAATATTTCAACGGCTTTCTAGATTCGTTGGATGAAGAGTTATTTGAAGTAAAGTACGACCAGTATCGCAATGGTCGTATGGTCGTTGAGGTAGAGCAGAATCCAGGCCGCAAAGGTTGGAAGCCGTCGGGTTTGATGGTAACCAAGGCTCGTTGGTGGGTTTATGTATTCTCACCGCAAGCATTCATTGCAGTGGAAGTTGCTAGATTAAAAAAATATCTTGAGATAAATAATGAAATAGAATTGAAAGAGTTTGTACCGCACTCTAACAATCCGACCAAAGGATATCTTTTGTTTCCTGAGGACGTAAGCAAGTTGATGAGTTCGGAACTTTATGACGTGGTTCATAACAAAGACTAAGGATAATTTTATTAATCGTAAAGAATTACCTCTTGATAATGACATCCTGTTTAATTTACCAGATGAATCACAGCCAATAAATATTTGGCAATCGTTGATGCAAGCAACGCCCGGTGCCCAACTTGTAATACCCGCAGATGAACCAAACATCATAAAAGAAGCACTGCTTGACTGCATGGAAATGTTGGTCGACCAAGACCAGTTTGTCATTAATGCAATTATCTACGAACAAATAACTTATCCAAAGCTGGCAGATAGATTGCGGAGTGTCTACTCCACATGCATGGAGGCTAACGCAAGCTGCGTTTGCTAATCTAAAAGAACTCTTATTGATGCATTCCACATTGAGGGATTACGTTACAGATGAACAACGATGAGTGGGCAAAAAAAATATTCTCCGAGTTAGAGCTCGAAGAATTAAACGTAACATCTGAAAAGATTGTGCATGACTCAGAGCATGGCGTTGTAATTAATATTGGTTTGTCCAATGACATGTGCGTTGATTTGATTGAGGCGTGGGGCAAAAGCCACAACGATGACCTGGAAGCCCAAATACACATGCTTCATTTTATAGAAGGTTTTATTAATTATCTAAAAGAATATTTAGAATCAGAAGATATTCCATTTGAGGATTACGAATAATTTTGATATACTGTACGCATGGGTAGAAAACGTAAAGAAAAAACAGAAGAAGACATAATACATAAAAGATGGTTTCCCGCTAAGCCACTGTTTGATGCGTTCTTAAAGATAGACACAAAAGAAAACAGAGAACGATTTATGGTGCGTGTGGGCATTGACCATTCTAGATTGATTGCTCTACAAAAGCCAGACGCAATGATAAGCGCAAACTACGCAGACAAGTACGCAATAAATCTACGGATATCATCCTTGCCAGATATGGTCTGATTGGTTTGAGCATGAACCAGAAGGTGGCTCCAATCCAAGAATGCCTAAGAAGAAGGTACGACAGCCTTCCACGGAACAAGGCCATATCTTTTATACAAATACGCAGCTACCTTTAGATTACAATCAGTAGTCAATAATAAATCAAGCCCACCTTTTCCGCACAATTGACGGACAGTGGGCTCGTGTATTGAATTGATTTGTAGAAGGCCTCTATCTATGGTGCCGTTCTTGTTCAGGGTCCATATGACTTCGCCTTGTTTATCAAACTTAGCATTAATTGCTTTTATGCGGCAGCCTGATTCTCTTCTGGCAATGTAGGTAAATTCTTTTACTGGTAGATTATATTTTATTAGATGCGGCTCTAACCAAGCACAAGGGTCGACAGAACCCTGTGCAGGCAGAGCGCTTCCTGCCAAGAGCGCTAATGAAACAATGAAACTACGAAGCAATTAGCTTTCTTCGTTTTGACCTTCGGTTGTTTCCTTCTTTTTACCCTTCATTCCATTCGACATGACCAAGCCGCCCAATGAGCCCGTCAGGAATACGGTAAGGGTTTTTAGTAAATCAATAAACGCAGCATCGTTTGGACTTTGAGTGCTTACGGGTTGTGTTACAAACATCAACGCATAAACAAAACCAAATACGCATACTGCAAATACAACGGCAAGAATTATGCCGACTGCAAATATTAAACGCGCGTGTAGTTCTTCTCCAGAATATCTTTTGGGTTTAGCCATTACTCGTCTCCAATCAAATCTTTTGTACAAGTTCCAGATGGAACGCAAACCGGCGGATTGCACTCTGGTGCTTCCCAGTTTTTGGGGTCTTGGCATTCATAGCGATAACTCCCATCATAACCGCAACCACTAAGCAGTAGTGCAGCTAAAAATATTATTCTTTTCACTATTACTTTTTCTTGGCAATAGCTTCAACTGCAAGCTTAAGAAGTAGCGTCGTGTTCTTGTCGCCAATCTTGGTTGACACCCACGACAAGCCCAACGCAACGAGTGGCACTGCGGCTGCAACAACTTCTGCTGGTACATTGAGTTGTGCACCTACGTATGTAAGTATACCCAAAGCTGCGCCCTTTATTGTTGCATCTGCATGATATGTCTTATTGTTCTTGCTCATATTTATTTTTCCTTTTCTTTCTTTTGATATTCAGCTTTTTCAGTTTCATCTAAGAGTTCAAAGAATCTTCTAAAGATTTCTTTCTTTTCATCTGATGGCAATTGTCTAAAGAATGGTGCGCCGAACAAACTAAATGCTGCGTTAAGTTCTTCGTTTCTTGCTTCTTGTTCATTGCTTACTTTTCTTGTGCCGGCAATCTTTTGCAAAAACTCAAATCTTCTTAATGGTGTCATGTTTGCATAACGTGCAAGAAGGCTTACTGGTGCGCCTATTTGACGCAATCCGTACAGCATTCTATCCATGTTTGCATCTGCTGACTTTTCATTTGTCACTGGTGCGCCACTGAAGAATTGTTTGTTCTTCCAAAGTTCCAATGGAACTCTTGCCATTGGTGTGAGGCGTGACAACAATCTTTCTGGTGAGGTAAATGCTTCTTGCAAGAGGCTTGGTTGACCAGCACCAGGGAATCCAAGGTCTGGCTGCAAATATATGTCTGTACCTGGAAGCTTGAATGCACCAGCTTCTCTTCTGTACTGACGTAGGAACGGACTCTCATTTTCTTCGTCTCTTAGATTGTCTCTAAGTTTGTTGTAGGTTACGTAAGCCTTTGGATTGAGCCACATGTTCTCAATCTGCAATGGCACGTTTCTTGATGCCCACATCCAGAATGGAATGATTTGTCTTAATACTCTGTCTGCCGTTGACAAGTCTTGATAGTCAATCAAATATTTTTGCGTTCTTGCTGCGGCTGTTGCTGCATCGTAACCTTGTTGCACACCATCATATGTTAATTGAAAGCGGTTGAAGCCTTCGACCCATTCACCAAACTTGCGAGAACCACGAATTGGTAATCCACCAATCTCAGACAATCTTCTTGCGCCTGGTATTTCTGCTGCAACGATGGTGTCTTTTATCCCTGGTATTTTTGAAACAATTGGTAATCTACCGGTTGCTTCTCTACCAAAAACTCCAGGTCTACCTACACCAGCTGCTGCTGCTATTTCACCAAACTGACCAAAGCCCGTGGCACCAGAGTATGCAAGCGCTTGACGAACGGCTGCTCTGTCTGCTTCTGGCACCGATGCCTTCAAAAATTGTTCGACTGTTTTACCAGCTTTTTGTGCTCTCAGCCAACTTCCATAATATTTTACACCCTTTGTCAGGTTGACTGGATTGGCGCCCGCAGCAATCATCATGAACATGTTTCCTATTGAGTTACGCAAGTGAAAACCTGGCGTCAATGTTGCATAAGATTTGAAGAATGTTGTGTAATCTTTCAGTGCAGTTTCTGCTGCACGAACAAATGCAGGGTCATCCAATCTTTTAACATTGGTGAACATCTCTAATATTTGATTGCGAACAGCCACGTCAGGAACTGTCTTTTCGTTCAAAACCGTAAAACCATCAAGTATCAGTCTTTGTGCACTTTGCCATCTTGACGGAGAAGTTACCAAGAACTCTCTCTTTGTATTGTTTATTGCAAGAGCCAATGCGTTGGCATAATCTTCTATCTCTGTTCTCAACAACGAAGCCATGGTTGGGTCTATTGCGCCAGCGTCAATCAATCTATTTGTTGAATTTATTTTATCATCAAGTTCAAGCAGTGCTTCTTGGAATGCTTCTCTGTCAATTGGTGCTGCACCAGCAAGTTTAGACTGCAGTGCTGCGATGTCTGTTCTGATTGCATCTACGTCTGCTTTATTCCAGAGTTGCAGTCTGTCTGGATTCATTAATCTGTTGATTGTGCTTTCAAGAGTGCCCAATTCCATGGCACTTGGTTTGACACCAGTTCTTGTTACCTTTGGCAGCATGCTTATGTCTTGCGCAAGACCACCGGCCATTGCAGGAGATGCAGTTGTTAGCCTGTCTAATGCTGTTGCATATGCAATGTATCTAGCATGTTGTGCACCATAGTTTGATAACGCTTTTAGTGGGTCCATTTCAAAGAAATCAAACCCAAGTGTTGGACGAGCAAGGTCGTTTAATTGTACAGTTGTCTCAGTTCCATTTAAAATATTACCAAACCATACTTTGCCTTTTTCAAGACTTCTTGGCGTAAAATTTCCTAAGAAAAATGTTCTGTCGACACCAAGGTCACCGGCTGCTTTAGCAGCGGCATCGGCGTTCTTTGATGCCCATTCAATTGCTTGCTGACTTTGTACACGAGGAAAATAATCAGGAAGTTTTGGTAACGGTCCGGCTCCAAGAATAGCTGCGGCAGAATTTGCCTCTCTATAAAATTTATCCAATACATCTCTGACTTGGTCGTATACCGCTCTTTCTTTGCCACTCAACGCACGAAGACCAGCAGCAGCCCATCCAGATTCTGGAGTAGAAAGATGCGGAGCAATCTCCTGTATTATTTTAGCGTTGCCACCTGATGTCAATCTTCTTATCTCAGAACCGGTTACTTTTCTTTGCAAGTCAATTGCACCGCGATAAGCAGTATCAGCAGCAAGTAACTGCACGTAGTCAGATGCAACTTCTGCTGGAACACTCTTTGTTCTCAATGCAGTACGCATGTTAAGAATGTCAGTGCTGCCGAACAATCCACCTTCACCAATCGGAGTTATCTTGTTAAGCATTCTTTGGCCAAGTTCAGACTTGAATACGGCGAATCTACCACCAGACAATGTGGTTCCAAAAAAGTCCGTAAGTTTTGCCGTAAATGGAATGGTTACTTTAGGACCAAATGGCAATCCAATACGTGCACCGCTTCTTACGCCGAGAGTTCGTGCTGCTTCACCTCTGATTGCAGCATAGCCTTTTGCTGCTACTTCTTGGATGAAGTCATCCGTCAATACTTTTAACGCTTGTTCTGCCACCGCTTTTTGGCCTGCTGTTGCTGCTGCATCGTCTAGTATTTGTTGTGCTGCAATTCTTGCACTAGCCACGTTGTTGGCAAGGGCTTCTCTTGCCGTTCTGCCATAAACTCTGCGCGGTGCTGCTGCTGCTGCTTGTCTGAAAGCTTTGTCTGCAGCTTTTTCTGCCGCGTCTGCTGCTGCTTGTGCTGCTGTCTTTTGTGCAGCTGTGGCCAACGGGTCTGCGGCCACTCTTGCTGCAGTTGCTGCTGCCTCTGCGGCTGTTGCACGTGCAGCTTCTCTGGCGGCTGCTGCAGCTGATGCCTTTGTAGCACCTTTTACGCCAGCTTCAATCGGCTCTACAAATGCCGAACCACCAAGTGTGGCGTAGGTCACCGGGTCAAGTAGTACGTCATAAGAAAAGTCAATGATGCCATCAATGATTGCATTGCCAGTCTGCGGTACATAAGGGCTGTCTGATGCGCTATATGTAAAGTCTTTAGTTGCTTTCTTTATATCGCTAAATGATGGAGCAGCAGTTCTTGCTGTGCTCTTTACTAATTTGTCTTGTGCGACTTGAGCTTCTTCTGGAGTCTTTATATTTTCAGCACCAGGTATCGGCGTATTGATTACGTCAGACCAGTTTCTAATATAATAATCACCTGGTTTTGCAATGGGCAAACCAGTTTGTGGGTGTACTGGAATATAGTCTGTGGCAGTATATTTAAGTGGCTCTTGTCTTAATACTTTCTGTTTGACAAAGTCAATCGCTTCTTCATTGGCAGAAATAACAAAACGTCCACCAGTTGCTAGTCCACCCAATGCTGGTGCAACAATTGTTTTAATTGGTCTAAACTCAGCTTGACCAGGAATAATATCAAAATTAAATATCTTTGCGAGTTTGCCCTCTTTGGGCGATTCACCAGTGACGATTTCTTGAATCTTAGTTGTAGGCACGCCAGCTTTGATTGCTTCTCTGGTTTGGTCACGCAATGCTTTTTGTGCCTCAAGCACGTCTGGTGTAGTTGATATTGCACGCGGCACTTGTACTGGACCAACTTTAATTGTTTCAGATGGAGGTGCTGGTTGCTGGCCAGATACTAGACGTGACAAATTACTTTCAGATGCAGGTAGTTTTGGAATCGTTGTAGTTGGTGTAGATATAGGCGTTGTCGTAGACGTAGCACTATTTATCAATTTTGATAAACCAGATTGTTTGCCTGGAATCGTTGTAGGCGTAACTGGCGGCTGAGTGTCAGTTGTTTTTATTGCCATTATTTAAGGTTTTTATCCTTTAAGAATTGTCTTATTTTTACTTCATCTTTAAATGGAGTTGCACCAGTTTTTATAAATTGATTAAATATATCTTTTTCAATATTGGCGTACTGCCCCTTCATCTCACCAAATTCTTTTGCTGCGCCAGCCATATAGCCAGCGGGTGCAACTTGGGACAATTGTTTAGCTTGTCTTACTTTTGAACTACCTAAAACTTTAAGCACTCCGGGATTTGTTTTGTAATCAATTATTCCTTGAGTAAAATCTGTTTTTGTTCCGTATTTAAGTTTTGGGTCAGGCAATCCAGCTTTATAATATTTGTTTGAATTTATTAAATCTTCTTTTACTTGAAGCGACTTTTGGTATTCATCATATATGTTTTTTGCACTAGCAATTACATCAGCTTCATTCAATCCGCCAAACAAAGATTCGTCAGTTAAAGCATCTTTTCTAATTTCTGCAATAACAGCATCTAATGATATTTGTTTTTGTGCAGCAGTAGTGATGTCTTTTATGTATGAATTTGGACTGGAAAGTGCCGCTATGTAATTTGGAGCAGCTTTTTTAATAGCAAAATCAATTGCTGGTTTTCCTAAAACCAAATTAGCGTATGCATCAAAATTAGTATCAGATACTTTTGGTGGTTTAAACGTCATAGGAAACAAAACAGCAGACGCAGCGGCAAGTTCGGCATCAAATGCATCTTCAATATCTTGTGTTCTTTTTATTCCAACTTTTTGCGCTTGTGCCGTGAACTGTTGTTCAAATGCACGTGCGCGTTCTGGACTTGCGCCTGCTGCTATCAGTCTTTGTGTAATATTAGTTGCCATTATGCCGGCTCCTCAAATGGTCCCTCTTCGGTACCGTCAGAATATTGGTCATACTTTACTCTATTTGGTCCAGTTCCTTCATAGCGGAAACCAACCAAATAGCGACTTGGAGTTCCTGGTCTGTAGCTTGTATCGGCACTTGGAGCAGGAGCTGGTGTAAATATAGTTGGTGCTGGTGCAGGAACCAATCCGGTTCCAACTAGTTGTGCTATTGCGTCTCTAATTGCTTGGTCTCTAGCGCTAGCTTCGCGTTGTGCTTGCAGTCTAGCTGCAGATGTTCTGCTGGCCAAATCGGCCAAAGCAGACAATCTTGATTGCTCTAAACCACCAGCTGCTTGACCATATATTCCCTGCAACAATGCTAGCTGTGACGCTAGTCCCATCTCTGCTTCTGATTGACGAGATTGCTGTCCTGCTGCCTCACGTGCTGCAAGTACGTTTAATAATTGATTGTAATTTGATGCGCCACCAGCAGCTTGGATGTTTGCCAAACGTGCTGCTTCTTGGGCAGCTGCGGGGCTTACTCCCTGTCCTGCCATATATTGACCAAGACCAGTTTCTGTAATCGTTGGCATGGCGCGTTGAGCTTGTGCAAATGCGGTTGGTTGGTTTCTTGCAAGATAATTCATCAAGTTAGAATAACCGGTTTGAGTTAATCCTTCACCTTGTGCTTTGCGGGCATTTAACTGTTCTAAAAGTGCTGCTGCTTGATTTGCAATATATTCTTGGCCAGCTTTTTCTTGAGCTGCTATTTCACCAGATATTTCTGTTGGTATTTTAGCGCCCAATTGAGATTTAAGATATGCTTGTTGTGCTACTGCTCCAGCTCTTTGTCTGGCCAAAGCATCTGCAGCTGCCTGTTGTTCTGCTTGATATTTGGTGACATCAAAATCAAGATTTTGTGCTGCTGTTTGTGCTCTAGCTTTCGCTGCTGCACCAAGTGCATCATAATAAGAACGTGGAACGCTAGAACCACCACTACTAGTAGATGTAAGAGCTAAGTCGCCTAAGAAATCAAAATCGTATTCATCACTTGTCGAAGAAATACCTGGTCGTGTTGTTCCTGGAAGAACTCTACCAAGTCTTGTTGAAGTTACAGCCATATTATTTTACCTCAGTCCTAACAACGCTTGTGCGTCTTCTGCTATCTGTCTTGCTTTGCTTCTTTCCAAATCAGCTAAACCTGATTCAAAACCCTGTTGTGCTTGTGTTGCGGCAAGGTCATAACCTCTAAGAGCTCCAGCCAAATCTTCTCTGGCATATCCCAAGTTACGCTCTCTTTGTTTGGCATAGTTTTCCAAAGCCTGCTTATAAATACCCGAACGTACGTTCATGCCCTGTAAGCCTCTACGGCCATAAGATGATGTTAATTTAGGAACCTGGCCTAATCCACCAGTTGCAGTTCTACCAAAGGCTGCCTCTTCCAATTGCAAAATAGGACGTTGGCCACGAGTTTCGGCCAAATAACGTTGGTATGCATTAAGTGCTGCCTGTTGAGCATACTGGTCAAAGAGGCTTCTTCTAGCTGCCTCATATATTGCTGGGTCAAATGCCATAAATTAAATCTCCTATTATAAAAGGCTAAACATTACCTAAATGCACCTTTTTGGTGATTTTCGTATAGTTCACCAGTGGTGTGAATTCCTTTGAAGTAACGTCTTCCAGAAGCATGTGGTTTAGATTTATCATCATTAGACCTTTCTTTGGCTAATGCATTAGATTCTTTTACCTCAAGAATATGTTGTTCTTTAGTAAAAATATCTGTTATTAACTTAACTTTATACTTTTCTACAGTGCCTCGTTGAATTGGAATAAAAGCTCCTAGTGGGTCACCTTCTTTAATCTTAATTTCAAAGTTAGGAATTGTAACTCTTAAATTAAAAGTAAAATCTCTTCTAATGTTATCGGTTTCTATAACACCAGTCATTGCTATTAAACCTGGAATGTAGTGGTTCGGTGGTTGTATTGTCATTAAGTTTATATTTGGTGGTGTTTTTAAAGCAAATCTGTTTTGTATTGTTAACACACCATTTTTAAAATGATTACTAAAAACTTGTTTATCTGGTAAATTATCATTATATGTTATTGTTATTTCTTTTTCTTCACCGGGCCAGTTTATTGTAAAATTTCTAGTTGACTTTATAATAAATCCGTATTGATTTCCAATGATTAATGGAGTACAATAATAAAAATGGTCTGTAAACCATTCTCTTTTTGTTTTGCCCGATAACTCTTCTATTACATCTTCATAGTATGAAGGATGTTCTGTTGTGTGCGGAACAACTAAAATTATATTATCTGGAACTTCATTGCCCGCAGTATTTATGTACGCTGTCATAAGACGCTTTATCCTTCGTAATCGTCCAAAAACTTGCTATAGTATATCTCGTATTATTTTTAACTTCAGTTACACCATGAAGATGTTTTTCGTCTCCAGGATGAACAACTATTGTTCCTGATTTTGGTTTAACTTTTATATTTAAATTTGGATAATAAGTTTCGCCACCATCAAAATCATCATTTAAATAAATAATACATCCGTAATCTCGATATTCTAAACCTTTGCAGCCATCTATATGTGGTGGTTGGCTCCATCCTTCTGGCCAACGAACAATGTCTATCGTATCGCAATACACTTCAGCATCATATTTTTGTTTAATATATTTTTTAATATCTTGTATTAAATAATCTGATACAATTTTTAATTGTCCTTCAAATTTACTAAAGTTAAAAATTCTTCCCTTCCAAAAATCATCTGCATATTCTTGCCATGCATTGGTATTTTTTGCATAATATAAAAATACATTTGTTGATTCTGTATCAAGAAAATTAGATATATTTACCATTTGCCGATAGGGCATGCTGATTGTTCTAATTTTGTTTTTGCATTCATAAAACATCCGCACTGTTTGCACTGTTTGGTTGCTTTAATTAATTCAGGACAATCCATGCAAATTGACATGCGGGCACTTGCCACCTCATCGGTTACCTTGGGAATGTTTGGATTAATTATATCCCATGGTCTTGTGGTGCCAAGCTTTTCTTTATACTTTTGCCAAGCCGATGTCATGACCTAATGAACTTTCCTTCTTTATAAGAATCGCCCATTCGTACATTTTGACTTTCATCAAACTCAACAATTATTGGATTTGACTGCATTACTGCTATTGGAAGCTCTAAAGAAACAGGCATACTTAATATCCATGCTACTTCTTCATCGCAAATAAAAGCAAAGTTAGCTGTTTTATTTTCTGTCATATTACTCCTTCGTTAGTAATTATTATACTACATTATTGAAAACATACGTCGCCAGAGGTAACGCATGCACTGTCAACACTAAAGTTGCATGAGCATCCCACGCATCCTGATGGTTCGCAGAAGTCCGTTGTGTAGAATTCTCTTAGGAAATACTTTTGGTTGGCTCCATCGCAACCACATGGAATTAATTGGTTGCCCGACAACACCGAATAGCATGTTGTGCATGCAGGTGGAGGAGGTGGAGGAGGAGGTGGTGGTGGAGCAGGTGGCGGTGGAGGAGGTGGAGGAGGTGGAGGAGGTGGCGGAGGAGGCGGTGGTGGAGGAGGAGCAGGTGGAGGAGGAGGTGGTGGAGCAGGCGTTGGAGTTACGCTA